AGAATGTCTGTGAATAAAGGAACAAACTTCTTACGAATACGTTGCACAAACTTAGTAAACTTTAATTCATCTCTTGTTATCTCTGATGCTCTACCTAAAGAAAATCCAGATTCAGAATCCATACGAGATATTGGAACATTCAAAGACTTGTAAAGTTTCTTTTGAAAATACTGAATGTCATCAATCTCTCCTAGATTAGAGCCGCCAGGCAAAGTTGAAATCTCTGTACCACGACCACCTTCTCTACGAGGCAACCAAAAATCTTCTAACATGGACATATGATTTCGATCATCACGAATCTCACCAGTAGATGCATCGTATACTAACTTGTTACGATAACGATTCATTACGTCTTTGAGATATTGTTCTGCCTTAATCTTTGGAAGATTACCCACATCAATATAGAATATACGTCTTTCTGGCGCTCTTGATATACGATAGATAACTAACGCATCTTCAATCATTCTAAGTTGATTAACAGGTTTAATTGCTTTGTGTAGATGTGAAAGAATTCTACCACTATTTCCATCAATCAAACCAGATGGACAATATGAAATTGAATCTAATGCAATCTTTAAACCTTGATTTGTTCCAGCAGTTCCGGCTGAACCTAATCCTTTTTCATTATAGATATAATATTCTTCAATCTTTTCTGTCATCTGTATTGAAGTTTTTTTGTCTACACTTTTTTTAACTTCTCTGACTTTCTTAATTTTAGTAGGATCAATATATCTTAATTCGGTAATACCCTTTCTAGGGTTTTTGCTATCAATTATTTTGTGATAGAATACACGACCATCTACATACCATCTACGAAAGATGTCATGCCCCTTTTGTTCGAAGCTAAGAAGTCGCAAGACCTCATGAAATTCTGCACGAATTTTTCTTTTAATTTTTTCTGGATAGGGTAAACGGTCAAGAGTAATTTCTACCGCTTGATCGTTTTCGTTTGCAACAATACCTTCATTGATGATATCTTCTATTGCGGTATCACATTCTGCTTGCTGTGCAATATCACGATACCGCCTAATTAAATCTAAGTCGGTTCGTTCTCTACCATCAGTATCTAAAATTTGACCAAAGAAACCACCACCGGCAACATCAATAGTGCCGTCATCGGGAGTTGGGGTGGAAAAAGTTGTTCCCCCACCCGAATCCTTAGATGATCTTTCAATCTTGAAACCAAATAATTCAGCCATAATATCTCCTACTAGTTATAACTATTTAGTAGGTCTAAAAGTTGACGCCTGAAGCTTCAAAGTGTTGATATCTCCATGTGCATTCAAACTCTTCAAGAGTATCAGCTGCTTCTGAAGTTAGTTCAATTGCAGTAATACTTACTGGCCATGCGCTTCTAAAAATATAAGTTTTTAGAATTGTATCATCTCTATCCAACTGTTCAACAGTCAAATCTGTCTGATAATCAGCAGGGTCAATAACACCTGTGTTTAATGCCAAGTCGTTGATTCCATTAGACCACCTTTCCAATGCGTTACGAATCATAAAATCCGTATCGTTAATGAATGTAGTAGTCCAAGTATCTGAAAATTCCCTATCCCCAGCAATATAAATTTTTCTGCCACGAAAAGGAACTTCGATTGGAGTCAATTCTTGAGCAGGAAGATTAGTTCCTTTACACATGAAAGATGTTCTACGAACATCAAGACCAATTGCGATGCCCGGCGGAGGAGTAATAGTTACTCTGAACTGATTAGCCCTCGCACCGCCACCGATTAAGTTTGCTTTAAAGTCGTTAATACTAGCCATGTCTTATCCCCCTACCTCGCTAAACGATACACCAGTTCGTACCGCGATAAAGTTTAATGAAATAAAGTTGATAGAACGAGCAGGTTTGATGTATATATCTCCAACAAACTCATTACGATCAATAACTTCACCAGTGTTATTTGTTGCATCACATTTTACAGTAAAATCAGTAATACCTCTGCGACCTTGTACATCACGCAAGAAAGGTTCTACTTGATTTTTAAATTGTGCCCTTGTAAATTCATCGTTGAATTCAAAGAGTTGAAATTTAGCTGCGGTTGCAATTGCTTTTTCTAGAACCAAGAATAATCGTCTGACGCTAATACGGTCAAATGCACTTGGTTTTGTTTGAGCAGTTCTATCACCGAACAGAACCACACCTTGGCCTGGGAAATTGACCACTGGATTAATTCTAGCTTTGTAAAGTATGTCTCTATCCGCTTTCTGTGGGTTATAAGAAAGTTTAATTGCACCTCTTATATTACCACGACTGTAACCAGCAGGAGAGAACCACGGATCAGCAACTGTATCTGTGTTAGCACAAAGACCAGCTGTATCACCATTTAGTGGCACATACCGATAAACATCATTGTACTTGTCATACATGTATTTGTATCCACTATCGAATACCATGTATGATGATACTGGACATGTATCAAAACCGTCTTTAACACTCTTAGTCATGGTTACATTACTTGTTCCACCAACTGTTGCAGACCGATACGGAGAAGCAAATCCTACGCAATCCCTACGATCTTCGCAAAGAGCGGTAATCATTGTAACGTGAGTATCCATTCCAGCAACAGTGTCAGCAACAGCAGAACTTGGCCCACCTAATACTAGATTAACGTCAAGATTTTCTGCGTCATTAAACTTATCATATGCAAGTTCAATTTCTCCAGCAGTAACAGAATAATCATCTGTTCCACCAGTTAATGTGTCAACGATAACTCCACTTACTAATGTGTAGTCTGTTCCTGTTGCAACATCTGTACCCCAATTAGTACCAGTAGAAATGTGATCTGTCCAATAAATAAATTGTGACTTACGGAAAATAACATCTGGATAATAGTTGTTATCCCCTTGTGGAGATTTTGCTTTAGTGTTTTTAGACATAGCAGCAAAAATTTCAACAACTGCACTTTTCCGATTTCCTGCAACATCAACATCATAACCAGTGATATCACCAGTTTTGTCGTATACTGCAACGTGAAGTTCATCTTCCTCACCACGACCATTCGCAGTTGACCAAGCAGATGTGCCGGGCGGCGAATCAAATAAGTCAGAAAATCTCCAACGTCTTGTGATGTATGAGTTATCAGGAATAACTGTCTGAAGTCCAGCTCCAGAAGGATCATCTAACAAACGAATTGTTAAAGTTTCAGAAGAAATTGAAGTAACTTCATATTCTTGGTTTTTAGACTCTACGTTTGCATCTGTCATAAATGCAAGAGCAACATCATCTGCAACTGTAATTGGTTTGTCAAGTATCAATGCAGTCTGTGAAGTGACTGTTGCAATTTTAACAACCTCACCACCATCAGAAATGCCTGCGCCGATTACTCGTTGTCCAACTGCAGCTGTACCAGAGTTTGCATCAACTGTTAAGTTTTTAGTTGCAACTGTTATTGCACCGTTAACAACTGCTGTGATTGAGTTGTTTGTTTGGAATGAAATAATGTCACCAACAATAATTGCAGCGTTTGATGCATCTTGGTCATCAACTGTAATTGTTAAATCACCAACTGCACCAGCACCATTTACTAGGTTAAGTGTTCCAAGTGGTTGTGTAAATGCTCTTTTACCACCACAAATATCTACACCAATCGAGTTACCATGTGTTCCAGCAGACCTTGCTGCCCACTCACCATGAGAACCAGAACCATCAGCAAAACTTGCTTCGTAATGATCATCATCACGAATAAGTATACCTGAGTTTGCACCTGCGTTTAATATTCCTGATTCTGCACGAACTATACGAAGTGCATCAGAATATTGTAAAAAGTTAGCGGCTGTAAACCAAAACTCAAAATTACTTGAATTTGGTTTACCGAATAATGATACCAGTTCTTCCTCTGAACTAATTGTAGTTACAGAAGAAACCGGCCCCTTTTCAAATGGCCCTGCAATCGCACCAATAGAGGTGGATACTGCTGGGATAACATTTGTAAGGTCTATCTCTCTGACTTGAACGCCAGGACTTACTAGAAATGCCATGTCTCTTACTCCTTATCTTATAGAGTGTAATTTTATTCTTCGTTTATATTTATAAAAAACCAGTTTCCAAAAAGTCAGTTTTATAAGTGTCATTACATATAAATAAACTCATGTCAAATAAACATTACGAAAAATATAAAGACACTATTAAAAGGGTAGCTCGTAGAAACTATCGCAAGAGAATTGTTTTACTTAAC